TTATTAACCGCAAATTTAGAAAGAAATGGTATTGATCTAAAGTTTAGAGATACTTTAGATAAATCATCACTTCTTTATTTTGATGCAGCTAATAATAGAATTGGTATTAACACAGATACTGTTACTGAAGTTGATATTCAAACAGTTGGAACTACTCGTGTAACAGATCTCTTATCTAACGAAGCTAACCCTGGCAACCTTTCTATAAACAATAATAACATTAATGTTTCTTTTGGCGATATAAATTTAGACGCACAAGAACTTATTAATGTTCCTACACTAGAAACTGAACAATTTTATATCAGTGACAACTATATTAGCACTAAAAATTCTAACGCAAATGTAGAATTAAATACAAATGGTACTGGTAGAGTAATTATTGGTGCAGCAGATTCAACAGGTGATAGGTCATTAAATGTAAGAGGAAACTTACATGCTACAGGCGACATTACGTTTGAAGGCATGATAACATTTGGTGATGATAGTAGCGTTGACACTGTAACTTTTAATGCAGACATTGAAAGCAACATTGTTCCTGATCAACATTGGCGATACGACTTAGGTAAACTAAACAAAAGATGGCAATACCTTTCAACAGAATTAGTAAACGGTGAACGAGTTTTTACTGACGCAATATCTGTTGCGGGAACAAATCTTGAACACAGAGCTGGAAACATATTTTATGTAAGTGTTAACGGTGACGACACTAACACAGGTGATCATCCACAAGATCCGTTTAAGACAATTAGACATGCTTTAGCACAGTGTGATCCAAGTACCGGTGGACCTGTACAAATAAGAGTATATCCAGGAGATTATCAAGAACAGTTGCCGTTAGAAGTTCCTAGCAATGTTAGTGTTATGGGAATGGATCTAAGAAACGTAATTATACGTCCTGATACTAGCTCACAAAGTGAAGATGTATTTTTATTAAATGGCGAAAGTACAGTTAGTGATTTAACTATTAAAGAATTTTTTTACGATAGTGTAAATGATAAAGGTTACGCTTTTCGTTTTGCTCCTAATACTATAGTAACAACACGCTCCCCATACGTACAAAACGTGTCAGTTATCACACAAGGTAGCACAACTACAGCAGACGATCCAAGAGGCTTTGCAAGTGGAGATGCAGGTAAAGGCGCACTAGTAGACGGTGCTGATGTTTTAAGTAACAGTAATGATGCTAGTATGTTGTTTCACAGTGTAACATTTATTACACCAGGTGTAGATGCACTTACAATGACTAACGGTGTAAAAGTAGAATGGTTAAACAGTTTTACATATTTTGCTAACAGAGGTTTGTATGCAAAAAATGGAGCAACAGGGCATCTAAGTACAGACGGGTCAACAGTATTATTTGGAGCAGAAGTCCGTTCAATTGGTTCAGCAAACGTATATGGAAATTATGGTGCAGTAGCAGACGGCAACGATTGTTTAATGTATCTAATTATGCATAATTTTGGTTACATTGGTTCAGGTAAACTTTATGACAATGATAACTTTAATTACATACAAGCAAACGAAGTTGTAGAAACTAATAACGGAATAATAAGATATCAATCAACAAACCACCTTGGAGACTTTAGAGTTGGTGATAATTTCTTAGTAGACTTTACAACAGGTAGTACAACACTAAATGTTAGCACTACTGAAACGGACAGTTTTGCAGGATTAATTGTTAATCAAGGTGCTAATAGAACTATAGTTAACGGATTAGGTATTGAAGTAGGCAACTTTAATATTCGAGACAACACAATAGAAAGTGTTATCGGTGATATAGACATAGATGCTGCAACTAATACAACTAATATTACAGCAAACACACTTGCTGACGGTAACTTAGCAATCAACGGATCATTTAGTTATGGCGGCGATTTAGAAATAGGTGACACACCAGTTGATACAATTGATTTCAATGTCGAATTTACACAAGATTTAAATCCTAATCAAACAGAAGTATACAGCTTAGGTTTAGTAGATAAAGTGTGGACTACAGCACACTTAGGCGGTGCAAACTTTGGCGATATAGAAATAAACGACAACTATATTACCACAGATGTAAGCAATGCAAACTTAGAACTTAGAGCAAGCGGAACTGGTACAGTCAGTATACCTAGCAATGATGTTACTGCCCAGCAAGATTTTACTGTTGGCAATAATATTAATTTACAAAATTTAACTGTATACGGAACATTATCTTTAATAGGTGACAACGAAGCACAGCAATTTAGAATTGATTCTTATGAAAGATTTTGGAGAGATAGTTCTCCAATTAATAACACTAGACGTAGACAATTTAGAATAAATGAAGTTACACCAGGGGCTTGGCAATTTGCACTAGGATATACTAATCCTAATCCAACTCCTACATATGCAATAGGTGACTACATTGCTATTGAAGATCAAGCAACTCCGGAAACATACTTAGCAATATTGCAAATAACTTCTTTAGACAGTGTTAATATAGTAAACTCAAGAGCTTCAAATGTTATATGGAATGTTGATATTATTGAAGGTAACTTTAATTCTTTAGTTGACCGAATTTATTATAACATTTATATCTCTGAAATAAATCAATTTACTGACGATCTCAATCTCGAAGGCGACTTTATTGTAGGACAAAACTTAGACGTTGCACTTGACGGTATATTTGAAACTATATCTATTAAAGGTAACGTCATTACTACAGATCCTACAAACGAAAATTTAGAACTTAGAGCTAACGGTGTTGGTAATGTTAGAGTTACTGATGCAGATACTGTTATAGAAAATAACTTTACAGTTAACGGAACAATGTATTCCAGCGACATGAACGTTACTACAGAAGTTGAAGCTGTTACTTTTACTAATAACACTATTGACATAACTACAAACGAAATTAAAACAGTTATTAGTAATGCAGATTTAGATCTTGCAGCAGACAGAATTATTGATATTCCTAACAGCGATGTTGAAGCAGGACAAGACTTTGCAGTTAACGGATTAACTACAATACTCAATACAAACATCACTGGAACACATACACACGTAGGAAATACACAAAACACAGGTAATATAACGCATACTGGTGATTTTACAACTAGTCAATTTACGCTTGATAGAAATGTTCAATTAGAAAATATTGAAATCACAGGAAACTTGTTACATACAACAATAAGCAACAGTGATTTAGATTTTCGTGCAAGCGGCACTGGCAGAGTAGTTGTTGAAGAAGACATTCACGTAACACAAAATGTAGACATCGGAACACTAACTGCAAACACAATTAATATCTCAGGCGATGTTGACCTAAACGAAATTATTATTGACGGTACTGTAGAGTTTGATGATAACTTTATTCAAACTACAGATTCTAATGCAGATTTAGAACTTAGAGCAAGTGGAACAGGAATAGTTAGTATACCTAGTAACGATGTTGTATTTAATAATGCACTTACTGTAAACGGTAATACTGATATCGATAATATTTCTGTTACAGGTGTTTTGCTGCACACAGGTAATATAATTCAAACTGGTAATGTAGCAGTTAACGGCAACTTTACACTAGACGGACAAATTACTCTTGATAGAGGAATCGATCTTGAAGAAATACAAATAGACAATAATGTTATTACAACTACTAGTTCAAATGCAAATCTTGAACTTAGAGCAGCAGGTACAGGTGTTGTAAGACTAGAAGATGTACAAGTTAACAATAATATTGATGTGGGATCTCTAAATGATGTGCAATCTATTACAGTACAAAATACAGTATTGCTAGATACAATTGAATTGTCAACTGATGTACAACTATTTGATAATGTTATTGCAACTACAAACAGCAATTCAAATTTAGAGTTACGTGCTAACGGCACCGGAGAAAAATTATTCCAAAATAACTTATTCTTTGTTGATAATAAAATAGGTACACACCAAGGAATACTAACATTTGATTTAGAAACAGAGTCTACTACGCTAACATCTACTAATGCAATGGTATTACCAAATGGTACAACAGCAGAACGTCCTAGCACACTAGCAGGTTTAAGATTTAACACAGACACAAATTTATTTGAAATAAAAGGATCTGTTGATTATATAAATGTCGGCGGCGTTTACAGTGCAGACGGGCTTACTGGAATTAGTGTAACTAACAGTGATGATATACAAATATTTGTTAACGGATACACACAAGATTCGACTAATAAAGTTGCTGAAATAACAACTAACAATGTACAGCTACATGGTTTACAAGTAGATGATATTTTGTTTGACGGCAATGAAATTAGAACCAATGTTAGTAATAGTAATTTAGATATTGTTACTAATGGTACAGGTAGTATTACAATAGATAACTTTACAATTAAAGGCAATGAAATATCTCTTCCGGTTAATACTAACTTTGAATTTAAAACATCAGGTGATAGTTTTAGATGGGTAACATTTGAAGGCGATAAAGCTATCAAATGGCCAGCCGGTCCTGAATCGCAGCGTCCGGTTAATCCTCCTTTAGGAATGACAAGAGTTAATACAGATACAGGCGAACTTGAAACTTGGGTAGGTGATCAGTGGAGAACTTCTGCAGGTGAATTTGCTAGTATCTCCGAAGATGACATGGAAGAAGAAGCGTTCATACAGACTCTAATCTATGGCTAACAAAGCACTTTTCTAAATAATCGATAAATACTATTAATGCAAAGCAAGACCAATCAGTCAGACTGATGCTGAGCAGGACGAACTGTGGTTATCCGGCAAAGAGCGAAAGCTGAAAATTTGGGTAGAGGGACAGGATCCCCGTGTAAGGAGATAGAATGAGCGCACTAGGTCGTATTAGCGGTCCGCTCTTGAAGTCAAACTTGATCCGTAATGGGATTGATTTGGCATTTGAGACTGACCTTCTATATTTAGATGTTAATAATCAGCGTGTTGGCGTCAAGACCACAGCTCCTACGCACGAATTACAAGTTAACGGAACACTTCAAACAACTAATCTTATAGTAGACAACAGAGCAGATATAGCTGATATAACTGTTCAAGGCTCTACAATTTCGTCTAATCAACCATATTTAAATTTAGGTAGTTTTGATAATATTGTTTATCAAAACAAACTTCGTATTGACAGCATTGATATTGAAGGCAATGTTATTAGTACAAATGATTCTAACGCAGATTTAGAACTTCGTCCAAACGGCACAGGTCTTGTAGATGTATATGGTAACATGGATGTAAATGGTAGCATACATGCTACTGGAGATATTAGTGCAGACGGAAGTATTAGACTAGGTGATGCTGATACAGATTATGTTGTTTTTAACGCTGAAGTTTCTTCAGATATTATTCCAGATCAGCATAACACTTATCAACTAGGTACAGCTACTAAAGCCTGGAAAGACGTTTATGTTAATCAACTACGAGCAACTGCAATTGAAGCTGATTTAACTATTGTAGACGGAGTTGATCTAACACTAAGACAAGGTAACATTTATTACGTTGCAGAAAACGGCGAAGACAATCATTCAGGCGACCATCCACAAGATCCATTTGGGAGTATTAAACATGCATTAAGTGTTGCAACAGACGGCGATACTGTTCATATTGCACCTGGTATCTATACTGAAATATTTCCTATTAGTGTTCCGGTAGGAGTAGCTTTAAAAGGCGAAGGTCTTAGATCAGTTAAAATTGTTCCTACTACAGAAACAAGATACAACGATGCATTCTTACTAAACGGTGAAGCTACAATAGAAGATATCACTATTGCAGACTTTTATAGCGGCGGAAACTTTTATGAAACAACAGCAGCAAGTGCAGGAAGTGCGACCATCAATGTTGGCACTGCTCCTTTTGCTCATACTTATGTCAGTGGCGGAACTATCAATATTAGTAGCACTGATTATGCTATAACTAATGCAACATATGATCATACTACAGGCGTTGTTGTTATTACACACGCAGGTCCAGACGCAGGTATAGGAACAAATGTTTTTATTAGCGATTTAACATTTAGCTGTAATGGCGGCAATAGAATATTTCCAGACAACGGTTATGCTTTCCGCTTTGCAACAGACTTTGAAGTAACTAGTCGTTCACCATACATTAAAAATATAACTGTAATCACAAAAGGTAGCACAACTACACTAGAAGATCCTAGAGGATTTAATGCAGGCGATGCAGGTAAAGGTGCTTATATTGACGGTGCGTATGCTACTACTAACAGTAGAGAAGCAAGCATGTTGTTCCATTCGGCAACGTTTATTACGCCGGGTGTTGATGCTATTACTTGTACTAACGGTGTTAGAGTTGAATGGTTGAATTCATTCTCATATTTTGCTAATAGAGGTTTCTTCTTATTTGATAGCAACGATGGTAAGTATGGTGCAGGTAGAACACGAGTTAGACTTGATGGAATTACCGGAACATTTGCAGCAACAGAAACAATTACATTTACTTCTACAGATAACTCAACAGTTATTACAGGAACAATTGATGAAGTAGATGGCGATGTTGTTTGGATCCAAGGTAAAAAAGAAGACTTTTTAGATTTTGATTATACTCCACTTAGCATATCATCAAGCGGCGGTGCAACTGCTACTGAAATAATAGATGTTGATTTTAGAGAGTTTGGTGCTGAAGTAAGATCAATAGGTTCTGCAAGTGTGTACGGTAACTACGGATTAGTAGGCGATGGTCCAGGTGTGCTTATGTATGCTATTGGACATAACCTTGCGTATATTGGCAACGGAAAAGAAGTTACTAACGACCCTGGAACAGTAATACAAGCAAACGAAGTTGTAGAATCTAACAGTGCAAAAATACGATATAACTCAGTTGATCACGAAGGCGACTTTAGAGTTGGTGATTTATTTAGAGTTGATCAAGCAACTGGTAGTGTAGACTTTAGTGTTTCTGATTTTACAATTAATACTACTGATGGTGTAACATTTAATACAGACGGTCAAACTACATTCATCGACGGTACTAAAATTGAAACAGGTAATTGGAGATTTAGTGGAAACACAATTGAAACAGTTAGTGGAGATGCTAATTTTACACCAGCAAGTGGACAATTAAATTTAAACAGCGATGTTAATATCACTGGCGACTTAGATGTAACAGGCAATGTAACAATTGGTGGTAATATTACTATTGGTGATGACGCAGGCGATACTATTAGTATTATTGCAGGTATTGAAAGTAACTTAGTACCAGCTACTGATGACACCTATAGCTTAGGTACCGACACTAAACGTTGGAGCAATTTATACGTTGTTGAATCAAATGTAGGCGATATACAAATTAGAGATAACTTTATTCAAACTGTTGTTTCTAATGCAGATTTAGAACTTAGAGCAAACGGTAGCGGCGAAATACTTATACCAAGTAACGATGTTGTTATAGAACAAGATCTAACAGTTAATGGAACTACAAATTTACAAGACACAAACATTACTGGTACGTTTACACTAGTTGGTGACTTAGCACAAACTGGTAACTATGCACTCACAGGCGATGCTAACATAGGACAATCGTTAACTGTTGGTGCAGCAGCACAGTTTGAAGAAATACTAATAGATGACAATTATATTACTACAACTACATCAAATGCTGACTTAGAATTACGTGCAGCAGGTACAGGTATTGTTTACGTTCCTTTAAATGATGTAGTATTTGAAAACGATTTTACAGTTAACGGTACTACTACAACTGTTGACATTACAAGCACAGGCACAATTACAGCAGATAGTTTTACTAACGGTACAATTTTAATTGATAATAATGTAATCGAAAACACAATTACAAACGAAGATCTTGTATTAAATGCAAACGGAACTGGCAAAGTAAATATTCCAAGCACAGACGTTGAGATTGCACAAAATCTTACAGTTAACGGAACAACAGATTTACAAGATACAAATATTACAGGTACAATAACACACGTAGGTAACACAACACAAACAGGTAATTTTGTACAAACAGGTAACATTGATATAACCGGCAATGTTACAGTATCTGGTACTGCACAATTTGAAAATATTAAAATTAACGATAATTTTATTACTACTACTGCTTCAAATAGTGATTTAGAATTACGTGCAAGCGGAACAGGTAAAGTTATTATTCCTAGTAACGATGTTGTAATTACCGGAAGCGCAGAAATACAAGGCACGCTAACAGTTACAGATTTAAATAGTTCTCAGACTATAACAGCAAGTAGTTTTAGTACTGAGTCTATAAAGGTTTTTGACAATGTAGTTGAAACAATAGTATCAAATGCAAACTTAGAGCTACGTGCAAATGGTACTGGAACAATTAGTGTACCAAGCAACGATGTTGTTATAGAACAAGATCTAACAGTTAACGGTCAGACAACACTTTCTAATACAACAATTAACGGCACAGTTACACATGTTGGAAATACTACACAAACTGGTAACTATGCACTTACAGGCGATCTTGACATAACCGGAGACTTTAATGTAACAGGAGCGTTCCAGTTTGAAAACATACTAATTGATGACAACGTTATTACTACAACAGATTCTAATTCAGATTTAGAATTAAGAGGAAATGGAACAGGTTCTATATATGTTCCAAACAATAATGTTGTAATAACAAATAATCTTACAGTGGACGGAACATTAACAGTTGGAGATATTGTTAGTGTTGGTACTATCACATCAAACAACTTTACTACAGGCGATATACTTGTAGACGACAACTATATTACTACAACAACAAGCAACAGTAATTTAGAATTACGTGCAAACGGTACAGGTAGTATTATTATTGATGATATTGCAATTAATGCAAATCAAATTACTATTTCAAATAGTGATTTAGAAATCAGTGCAGGCGATAACAGTGTTGTATTTGCAGGCACTGGCGAAGTTGTAATACCACAAGGTACAAATGCACAACGTACAGATGTTACGGGTGCAATTAGATGGAATACTGAAAGAAACAGATTTGAAGGTTACAACGGATCTAATTGGATTAATTTAAAAGGTGTAGAAGATTTAGACGGCAACACTAAAGTTACAGCAGAACTTACAGAAGGTGCTAATGATGATATTATTAGATTTACTGTCCAAGGAAATGTTGTTGCAGATCTTGACAAAGATAGATTTAATGTAGAAAAACTAACCGTTGATGACGTCGAGGTCAATGGTAATTTGATAAGTACTGTAACAGCAAATACAGACTTACAACTGTCAGCAAATGGAACAGGATCTGTTAATTTTGAAAACTTTGGTTTTAGTGGAAATAGATTAACAAATGTTGTTAACAATAGCAATATGGTGTTTACAACATCAGGTAACGGCTACTATGAGTTTGTTGATCCGTATGGTATTGTTTTACCAGTTGGTGATAATTTTACTAGACCAGCAGGTGTACAAGGCATGATACGTTATAATACGTCTGATGCTAGAGTTGAACTATATGACGGAACAAGTTGGGTGTCTGTTGCAGGTTCGTCAGGTGGTATTAGTTTTGCAGATGCAGAAAACATTGCGATTGAGAAAGTATTAATATTTGGATAAGAGAGAATGGCTACACTACTAAAAAATACAGTTATTAAAAACTGCGGAACAAAGCCAGTGTTAATTTACGAAACACTGCCAACTACTCGTGTAACAGTACTAGGTCTTAGTTTTACTAACCTAACTGATAAGTTCGTTTATGTTGATGTTATCATTGAAGATGATACAAGTGTAGCAGGTTATTATTTAAAAGATTCAATTTTACCAGCAGGTACATCACTACGTGCAGTATCAACTGGTGAAAAACTTGTTCTTGCACCAAGCAATAGATTGCTTGTAAGATCAAGTTTGGATGATTCCGTTGATGTTATTGTTAGTTACGTGGAGATTACATAATGAGTTACTATATTGGTACAAGTCCAAGCGAAGTACAATCAGGGTTTATTAAACGCTATTTCTACGGACTAAGAAGAAATGATGACGGTGAACTATTTTTAGTAGTAGTTGACCAACTTAGAGGCGGCGACGAAAACGTAGTTATTATTAACGACTTAGGTGTTGCTGAAGATAACTATCCAGACTTTGAAGAAGGTATTGATGTTTTAGATGGCATTGACATTAATAAAAATGTTTTGTATCCTAACTTGCGCTATCCGCAGTTCAAGTTTGATAATAGATCATTGTTATATTACATTGATCCAGAAACAGGATTCTTTATACAAAGAATTTCAGAAGCGTATGAATATCCTGACAAAATTTCGAGTCCAGCATATGGCGACGGAAATGATGGAGATGTAATAGTCACAGGCGAAAGTAGTAGTCAAGGTGTAGGATACTAAAGGAAAAGTAAATGGCAGAGTTTAAGTTAGATAGATTTAAGTATAACTGGCGAGGCGAATGGCAGCCAGGCGAGGAATATACACGCGATGACATTATTCGTATTAACGGACGAAGTTATGTATGTTTGATTTCACATATTTCTAAAGCTGTATTTGCAGAAGATTTAGAAGCAATACTACCTGACTCAGATCCGCCACAACCAGAACCAAAATGGGTTGTAATGACCGCATCCAAATATTTCTATGGAATGTGGGCAACTAATATTGCATACAATATTGGTGATGTTGTTTTGTTTGGTGGTACACTTTGGGAATGTACAAAAAGTCATATCTCAGCTGCTTTTGAAGATAACGAAGAAAAGTGGAAAATTTTTGCTAGACATATTTCTTATCAAGAAGAATGGCAGTCAAATCAAAACTACGGCTATGGTGCATTATTAAAGTATAACGGTATTGTATATAAATGTATTAAAGCTCATACTAGCCAAACCTATCTTGAAGATGATGCAGATGCTTGGGAAATATTTGTTGACGGTATACAATATAGAGGAGATTTTGTTGATACAACAGAGTATAGACAAAACGATTTAGTACGTTATGGTGGTTCAATATTCCGTTGTACAGAAACTCATATAAGTCTTTCTACATTAGATGATACAAAATTTGTATTAGAATTTCCAGGTAATCAATTTAGTGGTGACTGGAATAGCACAGCAGCTTATAACCAAGGCGACATTGTAACCTATGGCGGTTTTTTATGGTATGCAGAAAAGAACAGCGTAGACCAAAATCCTTCAAACGATGATAGTACCGTTTATTGGAGTATTATTGCTAAAACACAAGCGTTTGCAGGACAATGGGATCCAAATGCACAATATAAGCCAGGCGACATAGTACATCGTGGCGGTAACTTGCTTATGGCCAAACAAGATATTGGCATATCTCAAGGTGACGACAGTGCAAAAGATTATCTAGATGGCGACCTATGGGAATTAGTAGTATCAGGTAAAAACAATAGAAGTAGTTGGGTTCCTGGACAGTTATACAGTCGAAACGATGTTGTAAACTATCTTGGTACTTCTTGGATATGTACAGAAGAGCATCAATCAGAACCAAATAATTATCCTGGAGATAACGGTTCAGGATACGATTATTGGGATTTATTAATTCAAGCAGGTCTTGAAGGTGGACTAAGAGCAAAGGGCGATCTATTATCTTATGGTCTAAAAGACTTTTTAACTAAAGGCGACGGTAGTACGCTAGGTGACGTAGCAGTTCCAATTGGTGAGGAAGCACAGTTTTTAAGTATAAACTCCGACAATGAAGTATTCTGGAGGAATTTATCAACTGATACTGATGTTGTTTATGTTGCAGAAAACGGAATTGACGAACCGGGTCGAGGATTAGACGCTACTCATCCGTTTAGAACTGTTAGATATGCATGTGAATATGTAGAAGATAACCTTGATGGAAAATTAGCAAAAGTACAAATTGCAACAGGTACATATCAAGAAGCTGGTCCTATTATTGTTCCAGCTAAGACGGTTGTAATGGGAGACGAATTACGTGCAACTGTAGTTTCAGCATCTGATCCTGATCCACGATACGAAGGCGATATTGAATTTGTTAGAGATTACTTACTAAGAACTAAGCAGTGGTTAGAAATGATGCTGCTAAATCAGTCTATAATGGACGAAATAGCACCCGGTAATACACTGACACAGATTACTAATTTACCACCTTCAGGACAAACAGCAATTAACGTAGTAAATCAATTAATTGACGATTGGCAGAACTACGTAGAATACCGTGTCGACGATGGCGCCATTGTAGTTGATGTTACAGGAACTAATGACCTAACCACAGTTACTCAACGCTCAAGTGCTGCAAGAATTATTGATGCAAACAAAGAATTTTTAGCATGTCAAATTGCATACTATATCATTGATAGATATCCTAATGAAACATTTGAATTAAACAGACTAAAAAATGATGCAAGAAGTTTACTTAGAGGTCTTATTAGAGATTTAAACTATGACGGAAACTATGCAACTATACAATCAGCAAGACGTTATGTATCTTATGTAAATGGTAGTAGACTAGAAGACTTATTCTATATGCGTGATACAACAGGTTTACGCCAAATGACTATTTACGGTTTAGAAGGAAACCTAAACCCTCCAGGTGTTTTTGATCTGTATCAAAGACCAACAGGCGGCGCATGTGTTAGTTTAGATCCAGGTTGGGGTCCAGACGACGAGCGCACGTGGATTAAAAATAGATCTCCTTACATACAAGGTGTTACAAATATCGGCGATCGTTGTGTAGGTATGAAAGTTGATGGCGCACTACACAATGGCGGCAACAAGTCAATGACAGCTAACGACTTTACTCAAGTACTAAGTGATGGTATCGGAGCATGGATTACTAATAACGCTAGAGTAGAACTTGTGTCTGTGTTTACATACTACAACCAAGTTGGTTATTTGGCTGAAAATGGAGGAGTTATTCGTGCTACTAATGGTAACAACTCTTATGGTGATTTTGGCTCAGTTGCAGACGGTAACGATCCTAACGAAATACCTGAAGCTGTTACAGTTAACAACAGAGAAAACGAAGCACAAGTAGGCGAAGCATTTGCTGGAGGCGCAAACGATCATATCTACTTGTTTGAATATACAAACTGCGGCGAAGAATATACACAAGCAGATGCAACAATTACTGGTGCTGGTGACGATGCCGAAGTTGAATTTAGAGACTTCAGATCATCTTCATTGTTTGAAGCTAGACTAATTAACACCCAAGGATCTGGTCAAGAAGGCGGAGCAGGATATCTTTCTAGACAAGGTAGTGCTCAGATTACACCAGATTCTACCTCAACAATTAGATTGTCAGCAACAGATCCTACACAGTTTTTATCAGAAATTGAAGGAATGAGAATTCTTATAACATCAGGTCAAGGTGCTGGACAGTATGCATATATTGTAGACTTTGATGCAGTAACTAGAGATGTTACAGTTAGAAGAGAAAGCGACGGAGAACTTGGATGGGATCATATTGTTCCTGGAACTCCTATTAGAGCATCACTAGACTCAACTGCTAGATATAGAATTGAACCTAGAATAGAGACAACTCCACCTACATATAGAACATTTGTTGCTAACTTACAATCAGATACTGAATATAACGATATTGTATTTGGCGGTACACGAAATATTTTTAACAACGTTTCAGTTGGAACAGGAACAGGCGATACATACGATGACGATCCTGCAGAAGCAACATTTAACATTACTCGAGCTAACAGAGAGTATGAACTAGTACTAAGTTTGCCAGGCAGAGGTTATGCAGTCGGTGATCAATTTGTAATTACAGGTGATAGACTTGACGGCGTAACTCCTGATAACGATATTACAATTACTGTATCTGAAGTATCAGATGATAGCTCATCTAGTATTGTAAACTATACCTTTGAAGGAAAAGGTAGACGCGGTCGTTGGATGACTGTTGCAAATCCTAACATAGCATCATACAGTGATGACGGTGTTAACTATACAAACGAGCTTTTAGGATTTTCAGGAGATTGGGTACGCATTGTTCCAGGACATGACAGATTTGTAGCGATTGCTAGAAACGACAATAGATGTTCATTTACATTTACAGGTGAAAGCTGGACTACTAGAGCACTTCCTACAACAGAGGATTGGATTGACGGCGCATATGGTAACGGCAGATTTGTAATTATTTCTCAAAGTTCAAATAACGTTTCTTATAGTGATGATGGATTAACCTGGAGTCTAACAGATATTCCAGATCAAGCATCAGGAGATTCGTCAACAGTTAAATGGGATCATGTAACATATGGTAACGGTAAATTTGTTGCAATATCAAGTAACTTTACTGATGTTGCTTATTCCTCAGATGGTATATCTTGGACAAGGGTTGAAGAAGCACTTGATCAAAATACTAACTGGGATATTGTTGGCTTAGAATACGGTAATAACAGATTCTTAGCACTATCAAGCAACGGCTTTGTTACATATAGTATAGATGCAGTAAATTGGTATCTAGCTGATAGAATATTCCCAGACGATGTAGATATTACATATCAAATATTTAATTTTACTAAATTAAGATTTAGTCAAGGTGTGTTTGCTGCTATTGGACAAAAATTTACAATGGATGAAATTGCAATTCAACTAAACGAAGACGATATTGATTTTATTTACACTACTGAATACGGAGTGCTATGGGAAAGACGTTTACTTGCTAGTGCAAAAAAATGGAGAGCACTTGGCGGAACTGGCGAATTAGAATCAAGACCTACATGGCAAGTTCTTGCTAATACGTCAAGCAGTGGAAGAAATAAACTTTACTTAGGAAAACAGGCACTACTAAGGGCTGATATTTTCCAAGGCAAATTCCAGTCAATGAAAATTTGGGATCCAGGTAGCGGATACGAAGATGACATGACTATAACTGTTACTGACACTCAGTATACTACTGAGGCAGAGTTTGAGCAAAGATTTGGTAATAACGTATTAGCACAGCCTGACTTTGTAAATAGAGGTGCAGGCTATAGAACATCTACATCGACTATTTCTATTACAGGTAATGGTTACGCTGATATTATTGAAGAATCAAATACGCTAACATTAGACGGTATTGGAATCATACCAGGTCCTGGTGTACAAATTAGAATCAACGGAATACTTGACGACACAACAGACGACCCAGACGATCTAAAACTTTATGTAGGTGTTACTGCAACTGATTTAGGCGACGATGGATCAGGAAATAATACTAGAACTGTAAGATTTAGTATTACACCTAGACTAAGAAACGAAAACAACTTAGCACACGGAACACAAGCAACACTAAGAAGAAGATATTCACAGTGTCGTATTTCAGGACACGACTTCCTAGACATTGGTACTGGTAACTTCTTAGAAACAAACTATCCTGAACTTTATGCAGGCGGCGCATATTTTACAAGTGCTCCGGAAAATGAAGTACAAGAATTAAACGGTGGACGAGTATTCTATGTAAGTACTGACCAAGATGGTAACTTTAGGGCAGGTGAGCTTTTTGCTGTTGAACAGGCAACTGGTATTGTTACTATTAGTGCAGAATTCTTTGACTTAGATGGTCTAAGTGAACTTGCACTTGGTGGTGTTAGACTTGGTGGTTCGGGTGCTGTCGTTAGAGAATTTTCAACAGACGCAACTATGTCAGAAGACTCAAACAATGTTGTTCCAACACAGAAAGCGATTGCAACATTCTTAGCAGATAGATTGTCCGTTGGCGGTGAAAACCTAGAGACAAACGCATTTGTTGCTGGTCGAGTTAGAGTTGGTACTGACGCAAACGTAATTGAAATGACAGACGATAGTTATTTGAACATTAATGTTCCAGTAACATTTGAAGGATCAGCAGGTGGTAATCCTGTAAGTATAGACGGAACAATAATAAGTCAAATGTTGTTCTTGAGAAACATTAATAATGAATTATAAGACAGTATTTGAGATATTGATAAATATATTATAACGGAGCGATAAGATGGCAGAATTTAAGTTAGGTAGAATTAGATTTGTTTGGAAAAACGATTGGGCTACCTCTACAGTTTATTATAAAGATGACGTAATAGCATATGGTGGTAGAATATACATCTGTGTTATAGGACACACTGCTGCGGCTGACTTTTTTACTGACTTAGATATTACACCTTCAAAATGGAACCTAATAAGTGATGGTCAAACTTGGAAAGGTGATTGGGCTCCACAAGAAAGATACAATCCTAACGATATTGTTCGTTATGGTCCTAGACTTTATATTTGTCAAGAAGTTCATACTAGTGCAGAAGACAGCACAACAGGCCTAGAAGCTGATTTAGATAAGTGGCAAGTATTTGCCGACGGCTTAGAATTTAAAGGTGACTGGACTGTAAGTACCGATTATCGTGTTAATGATACTGTTAAATATGGTGGTGCAACTTATGTTTGTACAGATGACCACACTTCAGCAGCAACAACAGCAGACGGACTAGAAGCAAATTCATCTAGTTGGACATTAATGAACCAAGGCTTTGACTGGAAGCAAGAATGGGTTGCAGGAACACGCTATAAAGTAAATGACGTTGTAAAGTTTGGTGGTACACTATGGATTGCAACACAATATCATACAGCAAGTGGAACATTTGGACTAGACAGTGCAAACTGGGAAAAGTTTGTAGAAGGTATTCAGTTTGAAGATAGATGGATACCAACAGCATTTTATCAGCCAGGCGACATTGTACGTTATGGCGGAAATCAATATATTGCTAAAACAGATAACAATGCAGTTAAGCCGCCAAGCAGCACTGCTGACTGGGATTTGTTTAGCTCAGGATTTAGATTCTTAGGCGACTGGAATGACGACTCTACAAACGAAGTTTATGAGCCGGGTGATGTTGTACGTTTAGGTGGATATACTTATAGATGTACAGTTGAACACTCTAACCAGCAACCGCCAAACACAGACTACTGGGAAAGAATGAACAGTGGCTTTGAATGGAAAGGCGAATGGTTAGATGACAGAGAATATTACGAAGGTGATGTTGTACGTTATGGTGACAACTCATATGTATGTATTCAAGGACACATATCAGAAGGTGATGACTATTCGTCACTAAGTTCAGGTGCGGAAGGATCTAGACCAGATTTAGCAGATAGTGGACAGTATTGGTCAGTTATGGCAATTGGTACTGAGACTAGTGTTCTCAATACTAAAGGCGACATGGTCTACTACAGTGGAACAGCCCCTACAAGATTACCAATTGGTCAAGACGGACAAATTCTTACAGTAAGCAAAGACGGAATTCCAAAATGGGAATTCTTAGGTAATGCAAATGATGTGTATTATGTTGCAGAACACGGACAAGATTTACCATCACCAATTTATGGTAAAAACTGGGATAGACCATTTAAGTCTATACGTTATGCAACAGAACAAATTGACAGAGGTGCAAAAGTACCGCAGGCAAGAGCTTTACTAGAATTAAATAGAAGATTTATTCAAAGAGAAATCGTTGAATGGACTAAGTTTCAATGTACAAATGGTAATGCACCATTTACAGTTAACTTTGATTTTGACACCGGAAAGTGTGAAAGAGATATGGGCTTTTTAATTGACGCATTTGTTTGGGACATGACACACGGTGGTAATGAACGTTCAAGAGAAGCGGCACTGGCTTATATTAATGCTCCAGCTACATCAGATTATCAAAATCAAAAAGCAGAAACTGTAGCAAGTATTAATTATGGCTTGACACTAATTGAAAAAGTATTAGCTCAAGAAGCACCAGATACTATCTATCAAGTTGAAAATGGTGACAATTCAACAGCAATAGTCGAACAATATTTTATATCGGCATACGGAAATCAAGCAACAGCTGAGTACGAGGGTACAATTTCAGGTACATCAACTGGAGCAGCAGATTCATCCCCAGCAGGATCGAGCGGAGGTAATAATGCATACGGAGGAGGCTACTAAAAATGGCAACAATTTTTGAGAATATCGCACAACTAGGAAAGATAGTTACAGATGCGATCACTGCAGGTGATACTAGTACGCTTCCTGAAAAGGCAGTAAGAACAACACTTGTTAGAGTTGCAACAGGATCTTATAAAGAAACATTACCTATTATGGTTCCAGCAGAATGTTGTGTTATGGGCGACGAACTTCGTGCAACTAACGTACAACCTAGAACGATTTATAATACTCCGGATCTAACACCAAAAACAGATTTTTGGTATTCTTATTCAGGAATGGATCATATGGAAAGTATTATTGGAGACATTGTAAGTGGTGTTGCAGTAACACCTACAACAGGTAATACTTTAGACCAAAATGTAAGCTGGCCTTATGCAGAAAATCCGCAATCTGTACAAGCAGTTACTGATCTAGCACGTAATATTAAACGTAGAGCTGATATTGGTCTTGGACTAAAACAAGAAGCTCGTAAAACACTTACACTTGCTAACGATATGGCAGTACCAGAAAACGGACATGCAAGAGATCTTATTTGGAGAAACGCAGAATTTTTAAAAGCTGAGGTAGTTGCTTATCTATCAGATCAATATCCGGATTTAGATTATAGCAGAACTAAGTGTAAACAAGACGTAGGATTTATTGTCGATGCACTTGCATACGATTTAACTTACGGTGGTAACTGGCAGACACAAAATGCAGGACTTGCGTACTTCAATGGTGCTTCAGGAACATTACAAATTGATAGTGAAGAAAAAACAGCAACACTAGCTGCTTATAACTATTTAAAAGCACTAATGCAAACAGTGCAACGTAACATTACAGTTACGCCGGTTTATCAAACAGATGTAGCACAAGTTACAGGTGTAGGCGGAACAGCAACACAATCAACTACAATTGGAACATTAATTGACGATATGATTGATATTGTTGACAATGGCCCAGGAAACGCAAGTATTTCTTATCCTTCACTAGTTGGTGTTAACACAAATTTAATTACAGCAAGCACTGCATGTGTTAATGAACTACCTACTATTCAAGAAGAAACAATTGACTTTATTGCTAAAAACTTTGGTAGCTTTAAATATGATGCTGCTAAGTGTCGCAGAGATTTAACAAATATTTTGGGCGATGTTGCATATGACGTTGCATTTGGTACCAACTATAACCAAGTTTATAATGGTATTGCATATCAAAGAGGCAACAGTGCTTACTTGTTAAACAATCAAAAGAAAGAAACTATTGGTGCAATTAGACATGCAAGAAATCTTATGGCAGCTGAAATTACAGATGCAGCAGCAACTACTAGTTTTGAAAATGCAATTAATGAAGTTGTCGACATTATTAGAAACGGAACAATTAGTACAACTGAACCAGGTGATGGTGTAGCAGATGCACTTACATTCCCTAATCCAGCAGGTGCAGATCAGAATAGAATTGATGCTAAGGAATTGCTAATTGCAAACAGAGATTTTATTAAAGCAGACGTAAGACAATATGTTGAAAATACATTTAACAATCCGCCAGGAACATTTATTTACAATGCAGACAAGTGTGAAAGAGATGTAGGTTATATCGTAGATGCAATGACATATGACATTCTTTATGGCGGAACAGCAGCAACAACTCGTGTTGCAGAAAGTTATTTTGTCAACGGTACTACACAAGTATACGGTCAGGAACTTCAAACTGTTGCAGCATATGCACATGCAAGTTCAATTATCCAACAGATTGTACAAGAACAAACTGTTACAGCACAAAGTGGTCATTCAGAATTGCAAACTACACTAGGTAGTCCTGCAACTGCAACCGAAGCAGCAGAATTAGATGCTAAAATTACAATTATCACTGCCGCTATTACAGCCGGAACTTTAAACGGTTTACCAGCAGCAGTATATCCAAGCATTACTTGGGCAAGTGCTACACTACAAACTGAAAAAGCAGCAATTGATACTGCTAGACCACAAGTAATTGTTGACACTATTCAGTTTATTAGTGACACATATAATGATTTCAATTACGATCATGCTAAGTGTCAAAGAGACCTTGGTCTATTACTTGACGCTGCACGTTATGATTGGATGTTAGGAACAGAATATGCTAGTGTTATTGCAGCATACAGTTATCTAAGACGTCCTAGTGCAAAAGTTACAGGCGATCAAAAAGATGCTACAATAGCTGCAAATGAATTTGCAAGAATGAAACTTCAAGAAGTATTAGATGCAAATCCAACAGGAAATGTAGCAGATGAAGGTTTAGAAAAATCTTGGGAATGGATCCAAGACGCAATCTGGACTGGTAGTGCAGAAGGCGGGAATGATGCTGTAGCAGATCAAGAAGTTTGGAATGCTATACGTATGCTAGAGCTAAACAAAGACTTTATTGCTGAAGAAGTTGTTGCGTATGTACAAGATAGATTTAAAGCACAAGTTACAAACACTGTAGGTGCAAACCCTGGCGGCGCTTCAAACTATCTAACAATTGATGATACTAGTTGGTTAGAATTAGGCATGCCAGTTGTGTTTAGTATAGAATCAGGTGACACTGAAACAGATCTATCACAAAATGTTTCAATTCAAAATCAAGCATATTATGTCAGAGAAATTATAAGCAATACTGATTTTAGAGTTGAAGATGATCAAGGAAACCTTTCATCCTTTACAGGAGTAACTACAACTTATACAGTAGCCAAAGATTACGATTATAGTCAAGAAAAATGTAAGCGTGATGTAAGAGAATATGTTAACGCAATTAAGTGGGATCTAGAATGGCCACAAGAATGGCACAGATCTTATACTGACGGTGTTGAACTATACTTACCGGGAGCATATAAAACTAGACTTGCAGTACGCTATTATGTAAACAGTGTATTAGGTTCACAAGAAGAAGATTTCTATTACATGCGTAACGGTACTGGATTGAGATTACAATCACTAGATGGTCTAAACGGAGACCTAAGTCCAAACAACGAATTTGGAACTAAACGTCCGACAGCAGGTGCTTATGCATCGCTAGATCCAGGTTGGGGTCCAGATGATGAGCGTGTGTGGATTAGCGCACGTTCGCCTTATATGCAAAACTGTACATGTTTTGGTAATGCAGCAGTTGGTCAAAAGATTGACGGCGCATTACACAACGGTGGCAACGACTCAATGGTGTCAAACGACTTTACACAGGTTATTAGTGACGGTATTGGTGCTTGGATCACTAACAACGGTAGAGCAGAACTTGTGTCGGTGTTTACATACTACTCACACATTGGTTACTTAGCTGAAAGCGGAGGACGTATTCGTGCAACAAATGGTAACAACTCCTACGGTTCATTTGGTAGTGTAGCAGAAGGCGTAGACCCAGACGAAACACCAGTAACTGGTGTTGTTGATAACACAGGACAGTATAATGCTACAATCGGAAATGTACTTACTGATACTGATAGAATACTTACACTAGAATATTCACATGCTGGTAATGATTATACCGAAGCAACAATTAATATTTTTGGTGCAGGTACTGGTGAAGAACTAATTGCAGACGAATTCCGCGATAACGCTGTTAACAGAGTTAGAGTATATGAAACAACACCAGATACAGCAGGCGGTAGCGGATATACAGTTGTATCTAACACTGCACAGGCAGGTAGTTTAACAAGTATTACTCTCGCAGCGACAGACGGCTCAATTTCAAGTGCTTATGTAGGCATGAGAGTTTATGTTACAGGCGGCGCAGGCGTTGGACAATATGCAAAAATTGATACTTATAACTCAGGTTCAAAAATTGCTACAGTATTAAAGAACGACGGAACAGCAGGTTGGGAACATGCACTTTCTGGAACACCGATTGTTTCACCAAACGGATCTTCAACATATATTGTTGAACCGTGTGTAGAATTTACTGCTCCTCCGCAGTCAAGAGATAGTATAACTCTTGCTTCGAGTCAAACACACTCTAAAGCACATTTTATGGAACACGCTGCACAGTATTTTAATGTAAGTACTACAACAAGTAGCGACGGTAGTGGTGCAACATTTGATGTTACTAAAAATGGTGAAAAATACTATGTAACACTAAACAACGCCGGCGAAGAGTATGTAAGATTAGATACTATTACTATTGACGGTTCTGACGTAGGCGGTACAACAGGAACACACGATATTACAATTACAGTTACAACTATTGATGCAACTGATGGTTCTGTTGTAGACTTTGACTTTAGCGGAATAGCAGCAAAAGGTAAGTTCTTTGTGTTTGGCTCAAGTGGTTCAACAGTAAATGTTAGTACTGATGGAAGCACTTGGACAACAGATACACTAGCAGCAAGTTTTGCAACTAGAGATGCAGCTTCTGGACTATTAGACGATGGATCTTCGACATATAAGCCAAGTGCAATGGTTATTGTTGGTAATAATACTAACACTGCACAATACACAGCAGACGGAGATAACTGGGCAACTAGTACAATCGGAACAAACTTTGGCACCAATGAAAATGGCATTGCCTTTGGTGAAGGAGCATTTGTTGTAGTTAATCCAAATACATCAGACGTAGCATACAGTTTAAACGGTGGCGCTAGTTGGACAGTAGTTACAGCAGCATTACCAGGACCTGGATATCAAAAAATTGCATACGGTATGGGATTATTTGTAACAGTTGATCCAGGAACAACTAACATTGCATGGTCAAATGACAAAGGTTTAACATGGAATACAGCAAGTGATGTAAGTGCATTAACAGCGTGGAACTGGCAAGACATTGTTTGGGGTAATGGTAGATTTGTTGCAATGGCAGACAGTGGCCAAATAGGATATAGTTTAGACGGAGATACTTGGTATGTTGGACAAACATCATTAGGTGCTGTAACATCAAGTTCTATAGCTTATGGACAAGGTGTGTTTGTCATGCAGCTCACAAACGGAAATGGCTACTTCTCTGAAGATGGTATTACATGGACAGCAACAACTAGTACACTAGGCGGAGAAAACATTGCATTTGGTAATCCAGATAGATTAGGTAAATTTGTAACTACCGGATCAACAGGCACAACAGCATATGCTAGTTATTTAGGTGCAAGAGCACGTGGTAGAGCAAGTGTTGCAAGTGAAAAAGTGTTTGCTATCAGAATAATTGAACCAGGTTCAAACTATACAGCAGGCGCACCAACACTTACACTTACAGACCCTGGTGCAATCGATGATGTTGAACTAATTGTAAGAACAGCAGACGGTGTACTAGGTAATCCAAGTTTTGTAAACAGAGGTTCTAACTTTATTACAGCAAGTGCAGAAATACAAGCTGATGCAAGTAACGGTGGTGCTGACTTCTTCCAAGATGGACAGTATGTTGCTATTAGACGTTTAACAGAAAGACCAGTTTCAGGTTCGAACGTTGTGTTTGATAGTATACCAGGCAAAGTATTTAAACTTGTTAATACAGTGTCATTTGTTGGTCAAAATGATGGTTCATATACTGCATTCTTGCAGTTATCACCAGAAATGAGTATTGCAGATGCTCCACCAAACGATGATCCTGTAACAATGCGTATTAGATTTAGTCAGGTACGTCTAACAGGACACGACTTCCTAGACATAGGTACCGGTGGTTTTGTAACTACTAACTATCCGGGGCAACCTACAATACAACCAGATCCGCAGTATGAAACACAAGACGCCGACGGCGGACGAGTGTTCTTTACATCAACTGACCAAGATGGTAACTTTAGAGTTGGTGACTTGTTCCAAATTGAACAGGCCACTGGTGTTGCAACATTGAATGCTGAAGCGTTTAACATTGCAGGTCTACAAGAACTTACACTTGGTGAAGTTACATTAGGTGGTAACTCAGCAGCAGTTAACGAGTTTAGTACAGACCCGTTCTTCACTGCAAACAGTGATAATGTTGTACCTACGCAACGTGCAGTTAAAGCATACATTGAAGCCCAAATTGGTGGCGGTGGTGCTCAGCTAAACGTTAACAGTGTTACAGCGGGTGACATCTTTGTTAATACCAACCAAATTACAACGGTGTCTGGAGAGAAGATAAATATCAATGCAAACGTAAACTTTACTAAAACTGTACTTGGTTTACCGATAGCATACAACTATTTCTTGAGATAAGATTGGAGAATTATTAAAATGGCAAATGGAGTATTAGGAGCAAATGATTTAGCAGCAGCAACTGACACAATCGTGTACACTGTGCCAGCTGATCATTTTGCGGTAATAACTATTAACGTAGTTAACAGAGGCGCAAGTACAGCTACAGTAAGAGTTGCACTAGCTGAAAATAACACACCTAGTAACGCTGAATATATTGAATATGAAGCACAAGTGTTACCCGGCGGTGTTCTTGAAAGAACTGGTGTTGTAGTTGAAGCAGATCGTAATGTAATTGTTAGAGCAAGTGCTGCAAGCACAGGTGTAATGATTTACGGTTTAGAGACATCAACAGCGTAAGAGGAAAGTATAATGGGCAGAAACGTTAGTTTAGGAATTTATCCTAGTAATTTAAAAACACTAATTGGTAGAGAGTCTGACAGACCAGCTTCTACAAATGCTGGTGTGCAGTTTTATAACACTGATACAGACCAGTTAGAAATCTATAACGGTTCTGGCTGGCATCCTGTAAGAGATACACTACCAATTGCAGGCGTTAACAGCAATACAACAATGGTAGCAAATAGAAACTATTGGGTAACAGGAAACGGTATTACACTTACACTTCCTTCATCGCCTAAAGCATACGATACAATTAAAATTACAGATACAACAGGTAATATACAAAGTTCAAACATAACAATCGCACGTAATGGGTCAAACATTATGGGAACAGCAGATGATATGTTGCTAGACACAAATGGTGCATCAGTTACACTTGTTTATTATAACAGCAGCAGAGGCTGGACAGTAGAGGCAATTTAAGGATAGTAATATGGCATTTAGTTATCAGTCACTAAAAAGATTAACAGGAGATTCATTTGTATCAGAAACAATTAGTAATGCTAACTTAGCTGATACAACTGTTGATACCGGTACAATAGCTAATAATGCTGTTACTTCTAGCAAGTTTGCTACAAATGCAGTTAATACTACATCCAATGTTGTTACAGGAACATTACCTATATCAAAAGGCGGTTTAGGAACAAGCAGTTTTAGCGGAGCAAACCGAGCTATTACAAGTAACGGATCAGGATTAACAACTACTCCGCATGGTATTTATGGTATGCAAATTTGGACTAGTAGCGGAACTTGGACTAGACCATCAAATGTAAGATATATTAAAGTACAAGTACAAGCATCGGGCGGTGGTGCAAGCGGTCACGGAGAATCAGGAGGTTCGGGTGGCTATTCAGAAAGAATTTTAAATGTTACTGGCATTAGTTCAGTTAGTATTAGTATCAGCGGCGAAGGCGGCGGAACATACTACGCAGGCGCAGGCGGTAACGCAGGCGGCACATCATTTGGCAACTACCTAAGTGCTTCAGGCGGCCGAGGAGCAAATAGAAACAACCAACACTCAGGTGGACTAGGAGGTGTTGGATCAGGTGGTAATTTAAACATGTATGGAGGCGGAGGCGGAAGCCATCACCAGCGTACAGGAATCGGCGGAAGTACATTTTGGGGCGGTTCTATTGCAGGAGGACACCCGCAGGGTGGACACTTCAGTCACAGACACGAAGGACATGGCGCTCCTGGATCAGGCGGCGCAGGTGGATATTTCCATGGACATAGAGGTTCAAATGGATTAAGAGGAATGGTTGTTGTAACCATGTATTATTAATAAGGATTTGAAATGGCATTTAGTTATCAAACATTAAAACGTATAACAGGCACAGCAATCGTTGATGATACACTTACAGCGGCAGACCTAGCAGATGGTCTTGTAACTAATGGTAAAATTGTTGGCGGCAATGTTACATCAGCAAAAATAGATACTAACGCTGTAGACATGAGTTCTAATGTTGTTACAGGTACTACACCTACATCAAAAGGTGGAACTGGTAGAACAAGTGTTGGAAGTGCATATCAACTATTTACAGTTAATAGTTCAGGAAACGGAACTACATTTAGTAACCACGGCATATATGGTATGAGTGTTTATACAGGTAACGGAACTTGGAATAAACCAAGTGGCGTTCGCTATGTAAAAGTACAAGTACAAGGTGCCGGAGGTGGCGGCTCGGGACATGGAGAGTCAGGAGCAGCTGGCGGATATTCAGAGCGCATTATTGACGTAACAGGAGTTAATAGTGTAAGTGTAAGTATTGGCGGTGGCGGCAGTGGTACATACTACTCAGGTGCTGGAGGCAACAGCGGAGGAAGCTCATTTGGAAACTATTGTTCAGCAAGTGGCGGCCGCGGAGCAAACAGAAATAACCAACACTCAGGTGGACTAGGAGGTGTTGGATCAGGTGGTAATTTAAACATTTACGGTGGTGGTGGACAACCCCATCACACACGTTCGTCAGTAGGCGGACAAAATTATTGGGGAGGTGCAGTAGCAGCTGGACATCCACAAGGTGGTCATTTTAGTCACAGACACGAAAGTCATGCATCTCCAGGTGCAGGTGGATCGGGTGGTTACTTTAATGGACACAGAGGCGCAAACGGAAAAAGCGGCATGGTAGTTGTCGTTATGTACTACTAAAGGATATAAATACGTTATGGCATT